GACCGCTTCGAGAACGGATTGGAAGTCTTTTCCTTTATTGGACGAGTAGGACCCAGGGACGTTCTCCCAACAGATCCATCTTGGATATTTGCCATCGGTGGCACACCTCATTTCTTTGATGATTCGGATGGCCTCATAAAATAGACTGGACTGCCGCCCATCCAAGCCAGCTCTGCGGCCGGCGATGGACATATCGGTGCAGGGTGAGCCAAAGGTGATGATGTCCACTGGCTCGACTTTTCCGCCATCCATTTGAGAAATATCTCCGTAATGCTTCATAAAAGGCAGGCGCTTGGTGGTCACGCGAATGGGAAATGGCTCGATCTCCGAAGCCCACACGGGAGTGATACTGGCAAGCAGACCACCCAAAGGAAAGCCCCCGGAGCCGTCAAACAGGCTACCGAGGGTCAAAGTCTTATTCGTCATGTGTTCACTCCTTATCAGCCGCTCAGCCACCAGTCGAAAACCGCCTGTCCGTCCGACCATTTCTCAGTGGTCGGCTTTCCTTCGGCTGCTCTCTTTTTGAGCATTTTGTCGAAGGCGTGGATGTAGGCTTTCTGGTAGCCGGGATAACGCCGGAACTCCTCCAGCCGCAGCTGCCTGCTTGCCATAGGGCAGCCGATGCAGCCGATACGCTTGAAGCCGCATTCATAGAGAGGGTTACTTTTGCAGCCATAGCGGCTGAGAAATGCCCACACATCTTCATCCGTCCAATCCACAATGGGATTGACCATCGTTTTCCGGGTGCGGTAGCAATGCTCGACCATGCGGCGGTTGATGTCGTTGTCGTCATTGAGGACGATGCCGCCCTGACGAGTGGTGCGGTAATCCGCACCGAGCTCCTCGGCGATTTTCTGTGTGCCTTTCGGCTTGCCGATGAACTTGACCACATCAGCGGACTGCTTTCGGCGTGTGCTTTCTGCCCACCGAACGCCGGTCACCACGATCTTCCCGGCACCACCCGGTTCCTTCAGCTCACTGCAGCAGTACCGGGAAGTACGCAGCGGCGGTGTGCCTTTGCGGACGATAAGGTTCCACATGGTCACGGGCTTACCGTCCCGATCATAGGAACGGCTGATACGCACATCCGGCTGAGATTTTATATACCGCACCGTTTCCGGGGCATCCACGGTGGTCAGATTGTGGACAGCCTCATACTTGACCCCGGCGAGCTGGGCGAGGATCTTGATGCAATCGCTGTCCTTGCCGCCGCTGTATGCCAGGAAGTAACCGTCCTCCGGTTCAAAGGCTTTCAGACGCTCGATGGCGATGCGCTCTTTCTCTCTAAGTTCAGTATTCATCGCTGACCACCTTCCTGTGCGGTTTTCTCCGAACCAGCGACCTCCTCGAAGGAAAGGGTGCGCCCGTCACGCAGGACACTGACTTTTTCGTCCGTGCCGACCTGCTCGATGTATCTGCGGACAATGACATCGCAGAACTTCTTGTCCAATTCGATGGTGCAGCAGATGCGGTCGGTCTGCTCACAGGCAATGAGCGTGGAGCCGGACCCGCCGAAGGGGTCAAGCACCACGGAGTTTGCCATAGAACTGTTCCGAATGGGATAGGTCAAAAGCGGAATGGGCTTCATGGTGGGATGGTCGCCATTTTTCCTGGGCTTGTCGAACTCCCAGATGGTGGACTCTTTGCGCCCGGTGTACCACTGGTGCTTGCCTTTCTTTTTCCAGCCGTAAAGGCACGGCTCGTGCTGCCACTGGTAGGGAGAGCGTCCCAGCACCAGCGACTGCTTCTTCCAAATACAGCAGCCGGAGAGGTAGAACCCTGCGGCATCAAACGCCTTGCGGAAGTTTAGCCCCTCGGTGTCGGCGTGGAACACATAGATGGAGGCATCGTCCGCCATGACCTTCTCCATATTGGAAAAGGCATCGAAGAGGAAGTCGAAAAACTTCTCCGATGCCATGTTGTCGTTTTTGATTTTCCCGGCGCTGCCCTCGTAGTTCACATTGTAGGGCGGGTCGGTGATGACGAGGTTTGCCTTGCGGCCGTTCATGAGGGCGGTGTAGGTTTCCTCGCAGGTAGCGTCGCCGCAGATAAGCCGGTGCCGACCCAGCGTCCAGATGTCGCCGGACTTCGTGAAGGTCGGCTTCTGCAGCTCGGCATCCACATCGAAATCATCCTCTTGGATGTCCTTGCCGTCATCAAAGAGCTTCGACAGCTCCTTTTCGTCAAAGCCGGTGAGGAGCGGGTCAAAGTCCGCTGTCTGTAAAGACTCGATCTCCACACGCAGAAGTTCTTCGTCCCAACCCGCGTCCATCGCCATACGGTTGTCCGCAATGATGTAGGCTTTCTTCTGAGCTTCGGTGAGGTGATCGGCAAAGACGCAGGGTACTTCTGCGATGCCTTCCTCCTTGGCGGCAAGAATACGACCGTGACCGGCAATAACGCCATAGTCACGGTCGATGATGACGGGATTGATAAAGCCGAACTCACGCAGCGAGGAGCGGAGCTTATTGATCTGCTCCGGGCTGTGTGTCCGGGCATTGTTGACATAGGGAACCAGTTTCGCAATGGGAACGAGCTGCATTTCAGTCGTTGTCTTCATCAGACCAGCCCCCATTCCGCAAACTTCTCAAAGCCGCCAAGGTCGGAGATGTATTTTCGAGCAATCTCGACAATTTCCTCATACGGTCTGCCATCCACGGCATCGCCCCCAATGGCGCAGCAGAGCGTTACGGGCTTGCCGGTTTCCTGGGCTTTGAGGAAAGCGTAGATATTCACGGACACATCCGCCTTGGAGAGGTCTTTGCCGTGCAGACCGCCGCCGGTCACCGAGTCGGCCATATCCGAGCCGAGCTTACGGTTGGCAGCGCCTGTATCCACATCCGTGCCTCCAGTCCAGTCGCCGAGCGGGTTGATCTCCGCATTGGGGTACAGGTTTCGGAGCGCATCCGAGGACGCATTGCTCTGACAGAGAATGAGACGGTCGCCGTTCAGAATGTACTTTCCGTCATGGGGATACACGGAGAAAATGTCCCGTGCGATCTTCGACAGCTTTTTCTGCTCCTCGGTCACGGGCATTCCTTTAAAAATGCCGTTGTCACCGCAGCGGACGCCGTCTGCCTGGTTGTCGGCAAGGTGACTGTCCTGCGGTACTTCCACATAGTCCACGGCAAGGTTTCCGGCAATGCGGTGAACAGCGGCAATAACATCCGCCTCGTTCAGCATGACGGAGGTTTCCGCAATGATGTGGCACACGCCGTGACCGATGAGGACTTCAACGGCAATATGAGGATTCTCGTTTTTCTTATATGCCAGGTCAACGAGTGCCCCGGCGATCCTGTCTGCCACCTTATCCGGGTGGCACGGATTCACTTTTTCAAACATGGTGTTACCCCTTTCTCGCACGGAGCAGGCGTTCCATAAGGTCATCCTGCGGGCTTGCTCCGGAGTAATCCGCAGTGCAGTTTTCTTTCACGATGGAATAAATTTCGTACCATGCAAGGTTCGCATTCTTTTGGAACAGCATGGACATCTTAACGAACGGCGACTCCATCACGCCGCCTGTGGTGGGGTGCTTGCCAAGCAGGCCGTAGGTGCTGATGGCCTCCTCACACTGGATGTGCCGCGCAAATGCCTGTGCGAAGGACTCGATGAGCCGCTTGTTGACAAGGTTCTCGCATCCGCGCTGCTTCAGCCACAGCCACGTCTCTTTGTAGATTTCCGCTGCGCCAAGCGGCACACCGTTTTTCTGCTTTGCGGAAAGATACTCGCCTGGCTTCGGCATATCCGCGCCTTCCAGTGCAGCGCCCTCCGGCAGATCGACCGCCTCCAGTTCGGCGAGATCCAGTTCCGGCAGATCGTTCGGCATATACCGTGCCGGTTGACCACTCTGTATTTTTTCGGACAGGGGCTTCGGTTTGGGTCCCGTCCCGCGTCTGGGGCCGCCCCGGACCGTTCCGTCTTTCGCCAAAAAATCTCACACTTTCTGTAAAAAATATGTTGATCGGTTAATCCCTTGTTTGAATAGCCTTTTTCGCGCACGAAGCCCCGGGCCGTTGCCCGACCGAAAAGGTCCCAGAGATTTGCCCCGCCCCTGCCTTTACTTTTCTTTCTTTTTGCCTTTACTTTTTTCGATAATCGGTTATAATAAGTAAAGGAAAGAGGTGACGTTGATGATCTCCTATGAAGGACTTGTACAGAGGCTGAACGACAAGGGGCTTACAAAGACTGCGCTTACAGAAAAACTTGGTGTTTCCTCACGGACGGTCGCAAAAATCGGCCGCGGTGAGAAGATCGCCGACCGTGTGCTTGCAAAAATCGCTGCGTTTCTGGACTGCGCACCGGAAGAACTGTATCGGAACATCTCAGACAATGCGCTGCTTCAAATGCTGCGTGATGAAAAAAGCATCCGTATGCCCGGCGGCTTGTACCATGCGCTTCAAGTCCGCATGACATACAATTCCAACCACATTGAAGGCAGCAAGCTCAGCGAGGACCAGACCAGGCTGATCTTTGAAACGAACACAGTCGATGTCGGTGAGGGAATCCCTGTTGATGACATCATCGAGACAGTCAACCACTTCCGCGCCATTGACTATGTGATCGACCACGCGGAAGAGCCGCTGACCGAAGTCATCATCAAAGAACTGCACCGCATTCTAAAGCAGAGCACAAA